AAATTGGATAACATGAGGCGTCAGTATGGCTTGGTGTAAACTGAGTTTGCAAAGTAATCAGGAGGGCCACCCTTATGGCAGACCAAACATCAAATCCCGAAGCCGGCAAACAAACTTTCGGTATGACGGCCGTAGGGGCGTCATTCAACCCCAGTAAGAATGAGAATGTCGATAAGATTAAGCAGACCGCTGCTGACTTTATCGACAGTTTCCACGGCCTGCAGGATGAGGCCAGTGATGGGGAAGTGATCGCCATGTACAAGCTTGCGCAGCGGGCAGCCCAGGAAGCGCAAATGTGGGCGGTTAAAGCGGCAACCTGGAACCTCTAGGCGTCGGCCTAGCAAAACGATTAACGCCCGGGCGCGAAACCCGGGCGTTTTTGATTGGTGGAAAATTACCGTTGTGATAGTTGCCTTTCCGATCGGTGCGGCTGACCAGGCGTAGCCGGCTTTCAGTGGCAGCTGCGCGGTACATGTATTCCGTGGAGTAACGGATCTCCATACCCCACAACTGTTGCTTGATGCGCTGCTCGTGGGTCATCCATTCGGGCTTAAAGTCCTCTGCAAATAATTCGTCGGTTGTGATTGGCATGGGGGCTATTTTGAACCATTAACCCGCCTTCCTACTACTTGTTTTCAGCAACAGGGGAAGCGGCAATAAGTTGTCGAGAGTGTCAAGAGTAGCGAGCCAAGGGTGATCCCACTGCTGGGCCTTGCTGGTTGGGTTCCATTCCAACTCACTATTTCGATACTGTGAACTGCAGAGTAAGAACGGCGTCAATGCGTTTAGCCTAGGTGACGCCCAAGCCTGTCTGCAGTCCTCCGTTGTTTTTTATGGGTTACCGACATTTATTACGGTAACCCTGCAGGAACGAGAAAAACCTGTGTTTCGACAAGTGTTTTTGCAACAGTAAACAGACCTGCTATAATGAAAGGCAAGCTATTCGTGACAAATACAACCTGGTGAAAATCCAGGTTTAACTTTATCCTGTTACCCTCCTTGTTTGCCGCAAAGCTATTCGTGACAAACTCAGATTATTTCTATGATACCATAGCCGTTGCCGGGGCTAGTGTACGGCGGACCCGCTTACCTGTCGCTGTTATGGCGTCAGATCAAACTAATGCCATCAGGGTGACGACTCGAGAATACGCCCCTGAGAATGTGGTGGCTCCGGCACCCGAATCACCCCGCGTTGGCTAACACCTCAGCGGGGCTTTTACATATCTGTTAATCGTAGTAAAATAAACACATGGCTTTAGCAGTAGTTCGCTACAATAACAACCGGATCCAATTTGTACCTGCAGAACGGGCTGCTAACATTTGGCGTGCCAAGCATGGTTTCGCCCGTTATTTATCTAAAGCGCAGCGGGCATATATTCGCCGGGTGAGGGAAGTGTACATGTCACCATCGATCGCACCACCTGAGTACCGCGAGGCTCATGCTAAGCGTGAAGCAGAGCAGGGAAGTCAGCTGGAACTTGACCAGCAGCCAACGTATTGGTGGCAGCGATACGACAATATTGCATAACGCATACGTTTACTGATATTCTTCACTCACTAACGTGAATGAAAGGCGCAGGTGATGCCCACCACGCGAAAGCAACCCGTCGCAGATGCGAAAACCGCACGCGGCATTACCTCAAGAAGCCGTAAAAACAAGCGCTCTGTAGAACTTGACGGGCTTACGCCGAAACAAATTCAATTGGTTGAAGCCAGGATAAAGGCTCAGATTGAAAACATACCACAGGGGGTATTGGCGCAGCAGGTTTACCCGAACCAGACGCCGGCATCCGCTGCTGTCAGTATGTCGCGTGAGCTAAAAAATGCTAATGTGCAGGACGCATTAGGCGCCGCCCTGGCGAAACATGGCATCTCTGTTAATTCTGTCGTAAAAGTTGTGGCTGATGGGCTCAAAGCCCGCAAAGTCATCGACACAGTACCGATCTACGATGATGAACTGGATCCGATAACAGGCAAGAGCAAACAGGTGCTGCGCCGCGTTAAAAAGGTGACAATTATTGACCACAGTACCCGGCTGAACGCGGCCCGCACGGCTAAATCATTCCTTGGGCTGGACCAGGACGCTAAAGATGATGACAATTCCGGTGGTAACACATTCATCTTTAACACCGTTAACCAGGGAAGTAAGTATGTCGATGCACAGTAATGTTCCAAAGCCCCGGCCGAAGCGTAAGCCGCGTCAGCTACCAGAGATAGCAATAGACTTTGACGGTGTGATCCATGATTACAAGCATCCGGTGGAGGGTAGGCGAATGGGTAAACCGCTGCCTGGAGCACTTAATGCTATGCAGAACCTGGAAGATGATTTTACGGTCGTAGTGTACACCACCAAAGCCGTCACGCCGGAGGGTCAAAAGGTCGTGCAGGATTGGCTGAAGTTCTACCATATTCCGTACGCCCGGGTGACTGCCATCAAACCAAACGCCGTGCTGTTCGTGGATGACCGCGCGCTGCGTTTCGTCGATTGGGACCAGGCCGCCGGCTACATCAATGCCATGCTCGAGGGTGACGATGATTAACTATAAGCTGTTCATCGAAGATAACTTTTGGCTGCGTGACAAAGACGGTAACTTGTCGCACTTTATCCTCAATGACGTGCAGGCCGGCTACGATCGGACGCTGCGGCATGATTACCCGGACGGGCAGGGCATCCGCGAAAACGATCTGAAAGGCCGCCAGTTTGGCATGAGCACCTACATTACGGCGCTGTTCACGGTTGACTTTGTCTTATCAGCGCTTGGGCTCATACCCAGCACCAACAGCGATATTTATTCCCACAAAGACAAAGAAACCCAGGCCCACTTTACCCGGGTGAATACGTTCGTCGATAGCTGGCTGATTACTGACCAGGGCGGCGATTACAAGAACCCGGAGCATCACAAGGAATTGCCCCGGCTCCGCAAACACTTTCTGAAGAATGACCAGCACGGGCAGCTGCTGGCTATGAACGGTGCCAAGATCCAAACTGCAACTGCCGGCGCCAAGGTGTCCGGTCGTGGTGACACCAAACAGAATATCCTGTGGTCCGAGGCGGCATTTTATCCAAACACGCCGATCCTGAGTGCTGAAAACCTGATTACTGGTGCCGAAGAACAGGTGCCAACCGGCCGTGGTAAGATCTTCCGTGAAACTACCGGCAACCTGGCGGCCGACTACTTCGCCCGGGAATACAAGATGGGTAAGGATGGACTGAGTGATTTCCATAGTCGCTTCTTTGCCTGGTACTCGCACGCTGAATACACCATGCCTGCGCCGGCAACTTGGGACGTGCCGGATTATTATCTGGTGCTGCTCAGCAAAAACGTGGCTACGATCAATCAGTGTTACTGGCATTTTGTTAAAACGCGCCAGCTGACCGATAAGAAGCGCCTGCGCGAATATCCGACCTACGACACCGAAGCGTTTCTGTATGGTGGTAATCCGTTCTTCGATGCCGACGCACTGCTGCGCTACACCAACATGGTTAAAAAGCCGATGAAAACGGCCATGTTTGCGAGTGCGCTATGAGCCCGGACATGTACCCGGTTGGCTTTCGCCTTTACCGCAAGCTGCAGCGCGGTGAGTTCTTTGTGTGCTTCGGTGACACGGCGCAGGGCGGATCCGATAAGAACTTTACGCAGTTTATGAGCAAGGACCAGATGGACATTCCGCTGGTGTTTTCCATGCACGGTGTCGCGGCGGAAATGACGCCCTACATTCACCAGGCGCTCGAGTGGATCTATCAGCAAACAGGTGTGAAGCCGGTGTTTGCCTTTGAGCGGCAGAATGGCGGCGTGTCGGAAATGCACAATATGATGAAACTCAACAGCCAGGGCCATTATCGGCTGTATGTGATGAAGAAAGCCCAAACCATTGAGGGCGAGGAAGATTCCGATCGCTACGGATGGGACACTAACGCGGTGACGCGCCCGGCCATGCTTGGCGACTGGAAAGTGGCCTACGAAACCGGGCTGATCCGTATGTACGACCAGGAAACGCTGGATCATCACCAAACCTTTATCGTTAACAAGAACGGTAAACCAGAGGCCGACGCCAACCAGCACGACGATGGCGTGATGT